AACCACAGCAGGGCATTTAAAAAAATTATCAGTATGATTTTGTTTATTGGAATGTGGAATAAGATTGTTAAGTAACCATTCAGGTTCTTTATAACTCATCAATCTATCATCATAAGCACCCATGTTGTGCCAAGGTGAATAGTATACATTAATCATTGTTTAATCTTTTCTTCTATAGTACCTTGACTTAAAGGTGTATGGCATATCACGGAGTTTTCCTAATTCTTCTTCAGTTGCGTGTTCTACTGAAAAATCTATTTTAGATTCTGTTAAAGGAAATAATGTTACTAAAGGATCACCCATTTTGAAAGATATTTCGTAAGGTTCATCTCTAAGTTCCAACATAAGGTGTATGTTTGTTGAGACTTGTTTTGAAAAATCTATAACTCCAGGTGGCACCCAAATATTCTCATCTCTGAACATTGAAGTACTGTAGTGAGATTCCATCATTAAACATTTGAGTGGTTTATCCGATTTAAAGGACCAAGGACTATTTAATTTGGCATTGATTCTATTCTTTGGATACAAATCTCCGTATTGACTTGGTCCGTGTGCTGAAATAGACTGTTTGCTTGGATATGGAAAAATATAAGTAAAGTTGCCGTCTGGCCAAACCTTGATGATAAAATCTTCCCAAGCTTTAAGTTGTATGCCTGAAGTTAAAAAGTCTTTTATGCCAGGACATGTTCGAAGGTCTGGTGCGGGAATATTAATTTTTGATTTTTCATCAAGAACTAAAGCGTTTGTAAAAGATTTGAAATAACTTGGTATTTCATATTTTTCATATGTCGGTGGACAATGGTTCACATATGATGTGAAATTACAATAAGCTGTTAATTTGGTTGGTTTTTTATTCCAAAACATGAAAACTCCAATTCAATAAAAATTATATAGTCGTTACAAATGCAATAAATAGGTGTTATACTTTGATGCACACCAAGCATTTACAGGAAGAATTTCATGCAAACGTTGTCATTTACTGGCTCATATTCTATTTATACGTCATACAAAACGAATGATTACGTTACGTATGGTGGAAAACTCTACAGATGCCTACTGCAAAACTCAGCGGTTTCACCACAAAATGAAACTTACTGGCAGTTGGTATCAAACACATTCACCATGAGGGGATCATGGCAATCCAACACACAGTATTATATTGGCCAGAGTACACTTTATAGTAATGTAGGTTATATATGTTTGGCCAACACAACAGTATCAAATCAAACGCCAGATAAAGAACCATCATTCTGGAGAGTATTCAATAACAATTATCAGACCATTGTAACAAACCAACCAGGTGATTTGCAATACGAAGGTAATACTGTACCACAAAGATTACCAATTGGCAATACAAGTCAAATACTTTCCATCTCTGGCCAAGGAAATCCTTCTTGGATAACTTACACAGACTTATTTCCTCCAGGATCAAACAATCAAGTATTACATATTTCACCCAATGGAAATGTTTATTGGGCTAACACATTGATAACATTGAACAAGGGTGACTTACAATATCAAGGAGCCAACGGCCAAGATGTTGTGATAGGTATAGGTTCAAATGGTTCGTTTCTTACAGCAAATACTGATGGCACACTTAGATGGGATAAAGGCCTAGATAATAGGTTGATAAGTTTAAATCAAACAGTAAATACGCTTACTGAAACTGTGGCAAACAATTTAAATAATGGTATAACATTAACATATTTTTTAAGTGGATCGATATGACACTCCGAGAACAAATTGCAGACAAACACGAAGCAGCAGAAAAAACAAAATTTGTAGAATTTCTTTTAATTGGTAAAATACCAAAAAGAATGTATGCGGACTATCTGTATAACCAGTATCTGTGTTACAGAGTAATGGAAGAGAAGGCCAAAGAACAAGGTTTACTTTTAGACATGCCAGAACTATGGCGTGCAGATAAAATGAAAGAAGACTTGGATGAATTGGCAGAAGGTGATTTTGTACCTTACAATTCTACAATCGAGTACATGAATTATATTACTTCCGAACCAGTTAATCTATTGGCACACGTTTATGTCAGACACTTTGGTGATATGTATGGTGGCCAGATGATTAAAAAAGTGGTACCGTCAAGTGGTAAGATGTATGAGTTTGAGAATCGTAAAGAGATGATTGATAAGATTAGACCAATGTTAACAGAAGACCTAGGTACCGAAGCAAACAAATGTTTCGATTTTGTCATTAAACTATTCAATGAACTAGAACATGAGTACCATCTTTAACCGTTTGGTAGAACTATCGGAGTCTGTTCACAATAAAATCAAAAAAGGTTCTGTTGAGATTGATGAAGGACATTCTTTTGATTGGCCAAACTATGTGTATACATCCGATAAGTTTCGTAGAGCACACTTAGATATTATAGACGCACGTAGTACAAAGAAATTGTACATGATGCATCTGTGTATATTTCCACATTATAATGACCCATCACCAATCTTTGGTTTGGACTTGATTGCAGGTCCGAATAAAATTACTGGTGCATTCCACGATTTCAGTATGAATAACAACCACTTTATATCCGAGTGGTTTCAAAATCGTGTTAAGGATTTAGAATGGTCTAAACCTAGACAGTTGCCAGATTGGGCTAAGAACATATTTTCACCATCTATGGTGGCTGCGGGTAACATACAAAGCGAGGAAGAACTGGAAACTTTTATGTCTTTAGTAGATGAAACTATGAACTACTATCTTGGAAATGTTGGTACCACACACGTACCAATATCATATCATAGTCACATCAAAGAACAACAGAACTACTATTGTCAAAATCAAAAGCAGAATCCACATACACCGAGGGTCATGGAAAGTCTAGGTCTAGATGTAGACACAGTAAAAATGTTCATACAGGATTGTTTGTTTCCAGAGAATAACTAAATACCGAGATACATTCGGGGTAAAAAAACATGGCAATTACAACAAGAAAAGATTTTACCGATTACTGCTTACGCCGTCTTGGTGCACCGGTCATCGATATCAACATCGATGAAGAACAAATCCAAGATAGGATTGACGATGCTTTGCAATATTGGCAAGACTACCATTTCGATGGTTTGCAAAAAGTATACTGGATTCACACGTTAACACAAACAAATGTGAATAACAAATACATCGATGCCTCACAGGCTTTGGATAGAAGCAATTCACAAATTGAAATTGCTGGTATTACACGAATCTTTCCATTGACAGATTCACAGGCGAGTGTAAGCATGTTTGACTTGCGTTACCAACTACGCCTGAATGAGTTGTATGACTTTACCTCAGCATCCTATATCAACTACACACTTACTATGCAACATCTACGTTCACTTGAACTGATGTTTGCTGGTGAGGTTCCAATTAGATTCCAAAGACACATTCAAAGACTTTACATTGATTGGGCTTGGGGTAAATATCAAGCACCAGTTGGCCAAGTTGTTGTTGCAGAAGCTTATGCAGTTATTGATCCGACAAGGCACACATTGGTCTGGAATGACCGATGGTTAAAAGAATATGCAACAGCTTTGATTAAGAGAAGTTGGGGTAATAATATGAAGAAGTTTGATAACATTCAATTACCGGGTGGTGTCACTCTGAATGGTACAAAAATCTATGAAGAAGCTGCAATTGAAATTGAACGATTAGAAAAAGAAATGGAATCCAATTATGGAGCTCCACTAGAATGGTTCATGAACTAATATGGCAACCAATCCCTATTACAATAGTTACAACGCCAAGTATACTGACCAAAGGTTAATTGAAGACTTGCTCGTTGAATCCATCAAGTTGATGGGGTTTGATGCTTTCTATCTTCCAAATAACAATGATGAAGCACGTGACTTATTGTATGGTGAAGATCCAGTTAAGAAATTTTCAACTGCATTTCCACTCGAAATGTATTTGTCTAACGCATTGAATTACAACGGAGAAAGAGAATTCTTCTCCAAGTTTGGACTTGAGATTCGAAATCAGGTATCAGTAATATTATCCAAGCGTTCATTTGCACAAAGAATTCCACAGAACACATTTACAAGACCACGTGAAGGCGACTTGATTTATATTCCATTTGCAAACGGAACTGGTGAACTATATGAAATCAAATTCACCAATCAAAACAAAGACATGATGATGTTAGGTCGACAAGTGCCATTTTTCTATGAACTAGAACTAGAGAAATTCAAGTACTCACAAGAAGAAATTACTACTGGTATTCCAGATATTGACGAAGCGGCTACAAACTCAGCATACAACATTACACTCAATCTTGGTGCTGGTACTGGTGACTTTGTTTTAGGTGAGATTGTATATCAATCGGATGATGCAACACTGGCCAATTCATATACCTCAGCTATCGTACAGTCTTGGGATTTTGTAAGTAGAGAATTAATTGTTTCGAACATTCAAGGTGAATTTAGAAACGCAGTTATTGTTAGAGGAAATCAAAGTGATACCACAAGAACTGTTGGAAACTATGATGCTCTAACACCAACGGTCAAAAATGAACAGTATGATAACTCATACATAAACACTCAAGCAAACAATATAATCAGCACAGCGGAAATTAATCCGTTTGGTTCAATCTAATGGCAAACACATTCTACAATAGAAGCATTCGAAAATTAACGGTTGCCTTTGGTAATCTTTTCGATAATGTTACCTTGGTACGTTACAATCCCGATTTAACCGAATCGGAGAGATTTATTATTCCTATCACATATGCAAACAAAGAATTGTATGTGCAAAGACTTGAAGCTGATTATGACTTAGATAAAAAAGTACAAATTACTTTACCAAGATTTTCTTATGAGATGACAGGATTCACATATGATCCATCACGTAAACAGAATACCAACATAAGAAATTTCTCACAGACAACAACGGGTACTGTGGGACAATACAATCCAGTACCATATAATTTTGATTTTAATTTGTACTTGTATGTTCGTAACATTGAAGATGCATCACAAGTTATAGAACATATATTATCCTACTTCACACCAGATTATACTGTAAAAATCAACATGATACCTGAAATGGGTATTGTGAAAGAAGTTCCTATTGTATTGAATTCAACCAACCAAGATATTAAATATGAAGGTGGTCGTGATTCTGATACAAGAATGATTATTTGGACACTAAACTTTACTGTCAAGGGTTTCATCTTTGGTCCAGTATCACAAACAAATGTAATTACACATTCAATTACCAATGTGTATAATATGATGACAGCAGAAGACCAAGTACAGTTTACAATGAATCGTGCAACAGGAACAGGAACTTACAGAACAGATGAAGTTGTTTATCAAGGTTATTCTTTAGCTACTGCAACGGCAACAGCTAAAGTAGTAGTATTTGGTGGC